TTGACCTGTTGCTGTTGCTAAATCACCTAAAGCTACTTTACCAGCTGCTTCTATAAACTCCGGTGGTAATACTCGTGTTTGTGTTATTTCTGCCATTATACTACCTTATTCTCTAACCTTTTCATTTGATCATATAATCTTTGTGCACCTTTTTCAATGCTACCATTACCCATTCCTCTAACAGCATCAGCTGTCATTACAAATTCATTCTTACTTAACATTGCAGGTACATCATCTGCTTTTTCTTTTATACCAACTGGTACAAATCCGCCTTCGTCTCTGTAGTCTCTCTCAATAGTTCCTGCTTGATTAGTTCTCATAATACCTGTTGGCATAGCACCACCCATTAAACCAACACGTCCACCTACAGCATATTCAGAAGTATTAGTCGTTACAAATTCATCTACCTCTTCATCGCTTGCATTAGGATTTAATTTTGTAAAATAATCTTTTAGATAAATACTTAATTTACCTTTGTCTCTTTTAATTTCTTCTACTTCTTCCTCACTTGCACCTGTGCTCATAAGATAAGAAGCAAACGCTCCACCTAAACCTAGTTTAGTTCCTGTGCTTAAATTACCAAACATTGATGCAGCTTTACCAAAAATACCTGGAGTTGTAACAGCAGCACCTTTCATGGCTGCTGTAGCGCCAGGTAAAAATTTTGTAGCTCCACCAAATAATGCATTACCTAAAGCTGATCCTCTTAAACCTGCAGCTGGACCAAAACCTGCTAAACCTGCTCCACCTATTAATAAAGCAGCTTTACCTATAGGTGATTTAACTATTTTCTTAATAGGCTTAGTTATTTTTTTAACTAAACTTCCTAATCCATATAGTTGTCTTGGTTCCTGCATTCGTGTAATTGTCATAATTTAGCCTAAATTTTATATGTGTGGCAGGCGTACTATTCCTGAAATATAACACTTTATTTGATTTTTTTGCTATCGTCAACCAGTTTTAAGTTGTCAAAGAACCTTCCACAGAACTGATGCTCACCTACATGAGTTATATAGTCCATGATATATAGATAGACTTTACCACCCATATCTCTCCATCTTTGACAAAAGCCAAAGTCTTCACCGAAATACTGTTTAGTTTCTGTGTTGTGCAAAGTATCAAAGAAGTTATAAAAGTTTGGTTTTTTAACTTCTTTACCATTAATATTAGTAGGCTGAAATATTTCTAACTCAGGGTAATGTTTTATCATCTTTTCTAATACATTTCTTTTAATTAACATACAGCCAGTAGGAGCATGGGTTGCTTCTACAATACCACCATCTGATGGTATATAATCTTGGTTTTCTAATTTAATAGGAAAGGTATATCCTGGTTTTTTTAAATCATCTACACTCTTAGCTCTGTCTTTTTGTTGAAATATTTTATCCCAGTCTAATGATTTCATTGGATAGGGACATGCAATAACATCCTTATCTGCTTTTAACATTGTCTCAATAGTTCCAAAGTCAAAGTCAATATCTGAATCTATAAATAATAAATGTGTATAACCATCTTCATGGTTTAACATTTCAGCTACACATAGGTTTCTACCTTGAGTAACTAAAGACGATTTCATCAAAGTAAAACTAACTAATATTTTTCTCATTAAACAATCTTGTTGAAACTTTAACAAAGCTTGTGTGTAATGAATAGAACACTCACTATGCACAGGGGTACAAACCATTATCTTATGAGGTGATTTAGATTCCGGTTTAGGTTCTGATAGATCTATTGTCTCTACAACACTTTTTTCGCCAAACCATATTGGTTTATTTGGATTTTGCATTAATCACTCCTTTTAAAAAAGTTGTCCACTGCATAGCAATTTTATTCCAGTTGTAATAAATATGTGCATAATTAGATTGTGAATCTAAGTGATCGTGTATTTGTTTTTGATCTAACGTGTGTGATGCTTGTTCAATACCAAAACCAAACTTTTGAGCAAGAGCTCTGTGATTCTTATCGTATGGAACATACATAGGAAACTCTGCCCCTGTTTCATACAAAGCTCCATAGTCATCTACGATACAATATAAACCTGCAGCCATAGCTTCTAATAAAGATATACAAAACGTTTCTTCAAAGATACTAGGATAAGCATACATATGATAATTTTTTAAATTATCTTTTATGTATTGATTTGGTTTATAACCAATATAATTTACATTAGGTAATTTTTTAGCTTGCTCATACAGCTCTCTATACTCATGATCGTTTTTATCATAAAAGTCTTGACCATAAACTTCTGTAGACGAATACACATCTAAAGTAACTAAAGGATTTTTTACTAATTGCATTGCACCTAACAATACAGATAAACCACGCCATGGTGTGTTTTGATGTATTATCTTTATAGGTTCACCTTTTACATAAGGTTTAGCTTTCTCTATTTTATCAATACCATTCTTAATAACTACAGATCTGTTCGTTGGTATATTAAAATGAAATCTATATTTTTCATATGTCCAGTGTGAATTAAAAACATACCAATCGTATTTACTGTGATTAGATGGATCACTAAACCAAGGTGCTAGGTTAGGTTGATCGTAAGAATTTTTTTGCCAAAGTATATTTGGTTTAGTAGGATGTAATGGTATTTTTTCTGGGACCGAAGTACATATCTGTACTTGATCTAATAAATTTTTATCGACGTATTTTTCTAAATACTCAAATTGTAATTCTGTTCCGCCTTTAGGGCTTTGGTTTTTTATTGTCATTCATTACTTTCTGAAATACTTCTAAACCTTTATTAGTTACCTGCACAGTAACGTCTTGTACAATATCAGGTCCTTCTTTCTTTTCTTTATATGTCTCTCCGGTTTTTGTATTTCTATATGTTGTTATAGTCGTACAATTTATTTTTGGTAAATTATCCATTTTCATTCTGTCTATCTATTAATGCGTAACTGACAACTATTTCAAGTTTGCTGGCAGTTTCTGCTTGCGCTTTTATAGCATCTCCTTCTTCTAAATTCAACCCCTGTTCTGTTGCATTTACTGTACTAGTTGCAGGTATATCTTTTCTAAAAAATTCTACGTCAGAGGTAGCTGAACTATCTCTAAAGTCACAATTTACTGTCACAGCACCGGTGCTGTTATTAGATATATAAACAGATTTTACAATGGCCACAGCAGTTACAGGTATAGTCAAAACTGTAGTCATGTTTGTATTGGCTAATATTACGCTAGCGTTTTTATAATTTATACTCATGATAAAAAGTAATTAAATGCGTCTTGTTCATTTTTCAAGTCTTGTTGAAAAGAAAAATTAAGTTGATTTTGTAATGTAGTTAAAGACTCTATTATCTGTCTTTGATTTTCTACATCGTATTCTTGTTTTGGTTCAGGTATGTAGTTTGTTACTTTAGCCATTAAAATCTATCTCCTCGTCCTCTATCTCTTCCTCCACCATATCCACCAGATGACCTAGATTTAGAGGGTGATGGTCTACTAGATGTTTGACGACCCATACCACGATCTCTATCACTTGGTTGTATATTCATAATTCTAGGGCTTACCACTTGATTAATAGTCCCTTGAGTATCTCTTTGAATGTCATCTCTAATAGCTCTTCTTGTATCAAATTTGTTTCTAAGACTTTCAAGACCTCTACCGACTGCAGCTATTGGTGAAACTCTTTTAAAGAACTCAAATAACCTTGCAATACCTTCTTGAAACTTGTTAGGTTTGCTACCTAAATAATCCACTTGTTCTTCATCTTCTTCATTAGCTACACCTAAAGAACCTATTCCTTTAAACCTATCTAAATTTAGTCCCTCTAATCTGTTTGCTGGTAACTGAGGTTGAATATTATTAATGTCTCTATTTACAAATCTTAAAGTATTTATTCCAGTTTCTGGTCTAAGTGATATTAAATTAGAAGAACTTACGTCAGGTCTTAAAAAAGTATTATTAACCATTGGTGCACCAAAATTAGGATACAAAGGTTCTAATCCCTGTCTAGGAAAAACTTGTTCAGTGCCTGTATTAAAAAAATTAATATTACCTTCTGTATCTACTAAATTTCCTTGTGGATTCATAACTACTTCTGCACTAGCTGCAGGGGAAATAAAAAAATTACCTATTCGTTGTAATAGATTTGGTTTTTGTTCTTGTTGAGCTTGAGCTTGATTTATATAATCCTGAGCTTGAGCAACTATTGAAGGGTCACTACTTTGCAACATTTGATTTATCATTTGATCTGATAAACCTATTCCATAGCTAATTGATTTTTCTGCCATTATCTTCTTCCGTCCGGTTGTGCGTCTAATCTTAGTGTGCCATATCTCCAGGTTTCACCTGTTCCATCGTTTTCTATCTTGACAGACAATAATCTACCTCGAGCTCGGGTATCTATCTTATCAGTTGCAGCGGTAACTGTAAAGGGTCCTAATGGAGAACTAACAGCTACGTCATCTGGATAAGAACTTACAAACAAAGTAATCTGCGCATCCCCTGTTTGATATTTAAAATCAGGTATAAATCGTCTAACAGCCATAAAGAATTCACCATCTCCCCTGTAATCTGCAACACCTGTTTGTTGACCAAGAGCACTACGTCTAGAGGTAATATCCCAATCTCCAGATCTTATAAATGCAGGAATAGCTGTGGTTGCAACACTGTTAACTTGATCTGTACCAACTTCATGTTCATAGTAAAGGCTAGATCCATATTTATTAGTGATACCAAGAATATCAGGAAACACTGGTGTTGCACTATCATCATAATCAGTTGCATAAGGATTATCAAATACACCTTGATCTGCATACGTCGTTCTATCTAATGATGACGTTGTCCAACAGTTTTCAGAATAATTATAAGTTACACATCTATCGATTTGCGTAGATCCAGCTTTTGGATAAAACCAATTTACTTCTGTATATAAATTATTTGACCCTGCAAATACAACATCACTTGCATTAAAGTTTAATCCAAGATTAGTGCCGTCTGTGCTAAATACAAAATCTTCTACAAGACAAGGTAATGATTTTACTGTACCATCAAATGCAAAGAATCCACCTTGAGAACCCATCCAAAATACAATACCATTAACATAGGTAGCTGCATGTTGACCGATGCATCCACAGTTCGTACCAACCTGTCTAACACTAAATGTAAACGGTGGACCAACAAATTGAATAACATAAGCTGCATTATCAGTTATAACAAAGACATAATCTTTACCTTGAAGTGCAGCCCTTATTTCGTTACCTGTATCTAATCTAAATGTACCAGCAGTGTTTGTAGCTGTTGGTGTGTAAGTGTTTAAATCTTCTTGATTAGAAAATCTTACAAACATCGGATCTTGT